TAGGTGATGTTGGTGAGCGCTTTACGCCGCGCCGGATGCGGCGTTGTACGGCCCCGATGTCGGGCCGATGATCTGGGTGTCGATGCCCCGGTCGTACTGCAGCCGGAACTGCGCCAGCACCGCGAAGATGCGCAGCTGGTTGATCAAATCGGGGGGATACAAGACGTTACATCTGTTCGGATCGTTGGGATCACGCTCCACAATCAGGTAGCGCTTGAAGTTGCGGAGGTCCTCCACCAGACCGTTCCACATATCCATCTGGTACTGCGCGATCAGCTCGGACTTGATGATGCCAGGCGTGACGATGGCTTGGCCGGGGCCGAACTTGGTGCCGTCGTTGGCGAGCTTGTGCCTGGGGAATTTCGAGGTGATTGCCTGCTTCTGATTGCGCAAGAGCTTGGCAAGCGTGGCCAGCGTGGTAACCAACTCGTAGGCATCGTCCGGCATGCCGTAGAGGTTCAGCTGATAGGTCGTCTGCTCCCGCGCGATCATCGGCTGGTTGTCACTGCCGATCTTCTGGATGGCGAGCCCGTTGGATGCGAGCGAGTTCAGCTCCACGAAATCGAAGCGCTGATGGATCGGCGCGGCCTTGATCTGGTTCAGCGTCAATGCCTGCAGCGGCCTGGCTGGATCGTTGATCAGGGCGCGCTGGGCCTTGGCAGCGTAGGCCGCAGCCCATTCAAACGCTGGCGACGGGCTGGCCACCTCAAAGCTCATGACCGACTCGACGCCACTGTTATGCGTTTCGCCCCACAGGAGCAGGTCGGCGTAGGTGCCGCGCCTGGCCGAAAATACGTGACCGAACAGCTCGCGCTGCCATCCCCACCTGCCGGAATCCGTGAAGCCATATTCTTGATCCCACACGAACAGGCTCTCGCTGTCGGTGTAAGGCATGGCAACATATTCGAACGGCTCTTCGCCCATATTCAGGATGGCGGTGTCGAACACGGGCACGCCGCTGCCGCCGGTCAGAAAACCGGTTGCTGGCATGGTGAGGCCAAGCCCAACCGGCGTCTGCTGACCGCCGCGCGAGCCGTAGTAATTCAGCGACACGGCGATCTCGTTGCCGCTCAGACCCTTCCAGACTGCTGTCAGGTCAACATCGGAGCCGCCCACTGCGCTGACCATGGCTGTGAGCGGCAAAGTCGGATCATCGGTAATCGCAGCCGCAATGGCGTTGGCGACGTCCGCCGTCGTGTCGGAGGGGGAGACGTTCACCGGTACGTGCGTTCCTGCGATGTACAGATGAATCGTGCCTGCCTCCTGCGGCACGTCTGTGCAGCTGATGGTTTCAGTCGCAGCCACCGCGCCGTTAGGCTCGGCCACGGGCAGGCCCCAGACTTCGTTCGCAAAATTGTTGGCAAAGAAGGCTTGGAACATGCGCGCCAGCTCGGAGCCCTGACCGAAGTGCTGATCGGCCTGCGCCTGGCTGCCAATCGGGATCGGCACGTCAGGCGTGGCATCACCGTCTGCGGTCATGATGCCGACCATCAGCGCGCGCAGATTGATGGTGGGTAGCCCCGCCATCGAGGGGTCCACTTCCACCCAGTAGAGCGGGACCTTGATGTTTTGGGGAATTTGGGAGAACGAAATCGGCATGTCACGCCTCCTTTCGAGACAGCCACGCCAACCGACGCGCTGCTGACCACGGTTTGCCTTTAGTGAACGAGTTGCCCTTCATTCGCGCCGCGAGTAGCTGCTTGTGCTCGTCCGAATGAATCGACCGACCAATTTTCTTCTGACTGATCTGCGCTTTGGTTTGCTCCGAATGTTGGTGACCTGCGTGGTACCGCTTGCCCAACATTCGCAACGACATTTGTTGAACGACTTCCGCGCTACGCCTCTTTCCGCGCTGGGAGCGCGCAATCTTCTTTCGTTCTTCTTCCGTCTTCGGTTGGCCGATCCGGCCCCGATTGGTGCGGCCTGTGCTGGCGATGCGCAATTTCTCTCGCGTCTCAGCGCTAACTGGTCCTCGTGCTTTTAGAGCCAGCCTCATCTTTGCCTTGGTGGCTTCCGAGTGCTTGAACCCGGCCTGGGTATGGCCGCCGCCGTGCGCGCGATTCCAGCCGATGAACGGATATGGCCGCAGGCGTTCCTCAAGAGCGAGACACTCGTCTATCGATCCCCCGAAAAGCACCAGCGATTGAAAATTCGATGGAAGTCGGCCATCAACCCGGTGCTGAGTAATCCGCTTGCGCGGATAGATCGTGATGCCGACGTACCCATGCTTCCATGGACAAACGCATTTGTCGTCGAAGAGCCAGTAAACAACGCACACTGTCTCCGGTGACAACTGCGCGCGGCGCATATGATTTCGCCGCCTGTTAGGCGGCGCTGCTGCTGGGCTTCTTCGGTTCGTGGTGCTTGGGTCTGTCCCCCGGCTTGTCTTCAAGCCTGACCGATCCATCCGCGATCCTGCGCTTGGTGAAGCGATCGTTCGGCCACTCCACCGAGCCCTCGGGCCGGAAGCCCACGCCATTGGGATGTTTCAGCACTCTGCGAAGCTGATCGTTGGCAGGCACGACGCGCACGCCCTTCGGCCTGAAGGCACGCACGCGCGCCATGCGCTCATTCTGGCGCTGCTTGCGCAGCGAAACTTTCGTGCTTACGTCAACCATTGTTGCGGCTCCTCTGCTTGGCTGGTGTCGCTGTGCCGAATGTGTATTTGGCGCGGAGTTGCTGACGCTGATCCATCTCGTCCTGCGTGTCGCCGATCTTGATGCCGGTCGTGATGTCGATCTCTTCCAGATCATCAGTGATGGTGGGCAACCAATCGGTGCGGTAGAGGCACGACACGTCGTATTGCAGCTCTGCCACTGGCGTTTCATTGTTGGGCGACGCGGCGCCAAAGACGTGGCGGCGCATGCCGCGCGTCAGGCTTTCGATCCTGGTGTTGTCCGGATTGCCGACACCTATGCTCGGGTTATAAGTGTCGAGCAGGTTCATAATATATTCGTCGGTCCACAGCCGGTTCATGATGCGCCAGAACGCTGCATCAATGCTTTGCTCTGCCGCGACCTGGTCATTCATCGCGATCATCACCGAAAACCCGATGCGCAGCGTGTGGGTGAACCGAATGCATCCTGCATTGGCATCACCATCAGGCAGCATGGTCTCATCGATGATGTAGACACCGAGGTAAGGCAGCAGGTCGGGGTTGACGACCAGCATCTTGGTCTTGCGCTTGGTGTAATTGGCGAAGTAGGGCTCGCGCAGCGCCAGAGCGTCATAGAACACGTCACGGATCACCAGCGAATAGCTCTGGGTGTCCGTGATGCCCATCAGGCCTTCGTCTCCCACTTGCGGATCGTCAGCATGGTCTGGCCGCCGCCATCACTTGATGCGTCGATGATCTGGTATTCGCCGTGCGGCACGTCGTTGCAGTCTTTGGGAATGATGACGTGATCGTCCTGCATGGGCAGGATTGCGAACTCGCTCTCGCGGATGTCGAGAATGGTGCGCTGATCCGAGAAGATCGAACCGTTCTCGGCAGCTACGTCAAAGCTATAGGTGTTGAAGATGCCGCGAGCGTCATAGCTGCCGGCGCCTAGCTGTGACATCAGCGGCACGAACGTGCACGGCACAGCCCAGAAATCGAAGATCGAGGCCTGCAGCAGCACGTCGAGGTTCACGGCCATTGCAGTGCCTTTCCGGCCAGCTCGACCATGCGCGCATACAGCTTCTTTTGGAGGTCCTGCCGCAGGATGGGCCGGTGCGATGGCGCTGGCTTGCCGGTCTTGACGCGGTACCGCTTGGGCTGCGTCTTGAGGGATAGCCGCCTTCGCTTGTTGTCCTCGACTGCAAGCCTCGAGGTCCGCCAGATTTGCGTCGTCGCCGCCAATTCAGGCTCGGCGTCGTTGACCGTCACGTTCGGATACTTGCGGTGCATATCCTCGCGCTGCCACGCCTCAAGCTCCTTCGGCCAACTCTCCTGCAGACCCTCTATCTGCTCGCCGAACGTGTCGAACTTCTTCAGCAGCTCATCGAGGCCTTCGACCGAGACGCTATACATAGAACCGCATGTACTTGTAGAGCAGCGCGTCGACGGTGTCGGACGCCACAGAGATCACGCCACCGCTGCTCTTGGCCATCATCTGGCTCGGATCGAAAAACTGCACCCGCGACTCCCGATGCGAAATCGATCTGATGCCGGCGACAGCGGCACGGGACATTTGCATGCGCGCGCCCTGGATCAGGATGCCCAGAGCGGCCTTCAGTGCCGGCGGCGCCTCGTCTGGCAGATTGTAGCCGCCGGTATAGGTGATCCGAATTGGTTCACTCCAGCTGACGCCGAAGAACTGCAGCTTGCCCGAGCGGTTCTCGATCTCATAGGCAGTTGGATCGATCACTGAGCCGTCTGGCGCGGTGACGGACTCGATGTCGGCATCGGCAACCGGATAATGAGTGAGGAAAACCCGGCCGTTCTGCGTGTCGTAAGGCGGCAGGTCGCCGCGCCAGGTCTCCTCGACCTTCTCCTTGGCGAACACGCGATTGCACATGGTCGCCACCACGTCGGAATATTGCGTGATCCACAACTGAAGCTGCTCATCCTCGCTGGTGTCGGTCACCGGGATGCCAAGAATGGTCTTCAGCTCGTCAAGCGTCAGCAGATCGTAGGTGCTGGCTTCCTCTAGGACCCTGACGATGATGTCGGCCATCAGCGCGCCTCACCGTGGAATTGTTCGAACATGCCGCGCAGCTGGATCGGCTCGACGTCACTGTTGTCGGACATGATTGGTGTGGCGGTGTAGGCCGCGCGATCGATCTTCCAACCGATGATGGTTGGCGCGCTCTGACCTGGCTGGCCACGGTCTCCGCGCTCGCCACGCTCACCTCGATCGCCTTTAGGTCCTGGCTTCCCCGGCCTTCCGGCAGAGGCAATCAGCTGCCAGCCGTCGCCTGGGCACGGGCCCGGACTGTCACAGCGCGCGATGAAACTGGAGCCATTGAGCGCGACAATGTCGAGCCAGCCATAGCTTGCATCCTCTCGATAGGTGCCTCTGATGACTGGCGAGGCAGCGTCGCGGCCATCGCGACCAGCAGCTGCGATGCATCGCCAGTCATCATGCGCAGGCACGCGAGCGGTGTCGCATCGTGCCTGGTAGGTGCTGCCGAGGTGTGTGACGATATCGCCTTCGTAATGAACGGCACCGTCGACAAACGCCTTGGCTTGCGTCAGCTGCCCCGGCGCGCCTTCCTCGCCGTCGCACCCCGGCGCACCTTGGTCGCCCTTTTCACCGCGCTCGCCCTGTTCGCCGCGAGCGCCCTGGTCGCCTTGCGGGCCTTGGTCGCCCCTTTGGCCCTCTTTGCCTTCTTCGCCATCTGCTCCTCTCTCTCCTTGTTCGCCCCGCTCTCCGCGTGGGCCTCTCTCACCAGGCTGGCCATCGGAGCCGCTCGGGCCCGGATCGCCGCGCTGGCCTGGTTCTCCTGGTACGCCCTGCAGGCCGCGCTCTCCCGGATCGCCTTTCTCGCCAGGCTGGCCATCGGAACCGCGCTCTCCCATCGGGCCCGCTTCTCCGCGCTGACCTGCTTCGCCGGGCGTTCCCTGCGGGCCGCGCTCTCCTGGATCGCCTTTCTCGCCGGGCTGGCCATCG